GAGGGCGCGAAGTTTCGCAGCGACACACCGTTTCTCTGGCAGCACGACCGGTCCCAGCCCATTGGTACCTGTACCCCAAAAATGGTGAAGGAAGGGCTGCAGATCACCGCAAAACTGGTGAAGCCCATCGCGGATATGCCTTCCCAGCTGGTTGCCCGGCTCGATGAGGCCTGGGCATCCATTAAGGCCGGGCTGGTGCGCGGGCTCTCCATCGGCTTTCGCCCCATTGAATATTCGTTCCTGGATGAGGGCGGGATCCGCTTTCTGTCCTGGGACCTTCTTGAAGTTTCAGCCGTGACCATTCCGGCGAATGCCGAATGCTGCATCAATACCGTGAAGTCTTATGACCGCCAGTTACTCGCCGCGTCCGGCAATGAGAAACCGGTAGTGAAATCGACCCAGTCCGCTGGCGCTACAGCACCCAAAACCAATACCAAAAAAGGAAACAGTTCGATGAATATCGCAGAACAAATCAAAAGCTTTGAAGCGAAGCGTTCGGCGCTGGCGGCGTCTCTCTCTGAGATTATGGCGAAGGCCGCCGAAGATGGCCGTACGCTGGATGCTGAAGAAGAGGAGGGGTACGACAACACCTCCGCTGAAATTAAATCTGTCGACTCGCACCTGAAGCGACTGCGCGATATGGAATCCAGCATCGCCCAGACTGCCAAACCGGTCAGCAAAGCCGCCGGTGGCGATGTCAGTACAGTGAACGCGCCGGGCATCATTCGTGTTGAGCCGCAGCTGGAAAAAGGTATCGCCTTTGCCCGCTTTACCAAGGCTCTGGCGGCGGCCAAAGGCGCGCGAACGGAAGCGCTGCAGATCGCCAAAAACAAATATCCGGAAGATATCAAACTTCACCACGTACTTAAGGCTGCTGTCAGCGCAGGCACAACTACCGATCCGCAGTGGGCCGGCGCGCTGGTTGAATATCAGGATTTTGCCAATGACTTTGTGGAGTTCCTGCGACCGCAGACCATCATTGGCAAATTCGGTACCGGTAATATCCCGTCGCTGCGCGAAGTCCCTTTTAACATTCGTGTGCCCGTGCAGACCTCTGGTGGCTCTGCGGACTGGGTTGGACAGGGTAAGCCCAAACCGCTGACCAATTTCAACTTCGAAACCATCACGTTTGGTTTCTCCAAAGTAGCTGCAATTTCGGTTCTGACCGAAGAGCTTCTGCGTTTTTCTAACCCTAAAGCAGATGTACTGGTACGTAACTCCCTGGCTGAAGCGGTCATCGCCCGCCTGGATGCGGATTTCGTCAACCCCACTAAAGGCGAAGTTAACGGCGTCTCGCCGGGTTCTGTCACCAATGGCGCGCCGACTATTCCCAGCACCGGCATTCCGGATGATGACAGTACTGCAGCATTTCAGGTGTTCATTAACGCCAACCTGCAGCCAACCGGTGCGGTATGGCTGATGTCCAGCTCAACAGCGCTTGCGCTGTCCAAACGTAAGAATGCGCTGGGGCAGAAAGAATATCCCGAAATGAATATGTTCGGCGGTGTTTTCGAGGGGCTCCCGGCGATCGTCTCCCAGTACGTCGGCAATCAGCTGGTGCTGGTGAACGCACCCGATGTTTACCTGGCAGATGAAGGCGGGGTGGCAGTCGATATGTCGAGCGAAGCCTCGCTGGAAATGGAATCAGCCCCGACACATGACAGCGTAACGCCAACAGGTGTTGAACTGGTATCGATGTGGCAGACCAACAGCGTGGCCATCCGTGCAGAGCGCTGGATCAACTGGAAGCGTCGCCGTACCGCTGCGGTGGCTGTCATTTCCGGTGTGAACTACGGTACCGGCCAGGGCAGCTAATCCACTCAGGAGGGCGGGGGAAAACCCCGCCATATTGCATGGCAAAAATCAGGTATCTGCAACGCACACATGACTCACGACCCGGTGACGAAAAGAACGTGGACGATGCATGTGCGAGAGTGCTGGTGCTGCTGGGCATGGCTGAGTACACCGGCGCAAAGCGCGCGGGTGGCGGGAAAAAGAAAAATAATACGGGGAACGGCTGATGTGGAATCCTTTCCGGAGAAGAGAAAAAGCACTTCAGCAGCCAGCAAGTCGCGGCGGCTGGACGTCCCTTATCAGTGAGCCTTTTTCGGGTGCCTGGCAGCGTAATCTGGAAATTAAACCGACGACAGTGCTTTCCTTTCACGCCGTGTTTTCCTGTATATCGCTGATCGCGAGCGATATCTCAAAGATGCCTCTGCGGCTGATGCGCCGGGACTCAAACGGCATCTGGAAAGAAAACAATAACGGCACCCCCGCGAGGATTTACAGACGTCCGAATGCGTTTCAGAACCGGATGCAGTTTTTCGAGTGCTGGCTCAATTCGAAGCTTTGCCACGGGAATACGGTTGTCCTGAAGATCCGGAATACCCGCGGGGATATAACCGAACTGCGCATCCTGGACTGGAACAAAGTGACGCCGCTGGTGGCGGATGACGGGTCTGTTTTCTACCAGATTAACCCCGACAACATGACGGGCGTCGATGCTTCTGTAACGGTCCCCGCCCGCGAGGTGATCCACGATCGCTTCAACTGCCTGTTTCATCCGCTAATCGGGCTCTCACCGATTTATGCGGCTGGCCTGGCTGCGATGCAGGGTCACCATATTCAGGAAAACTCAGCGCACTTTTTCCGCAACGGCAGTAAGCCGAGCGGGGTCATTGAAGTGCCCGGTAACATCACTGATGAAAATGCCCGGAAACTGAAAGCGAACTGGGACACGGGCTATACAGGCGAAAATGCGGGCAAAACGGGGCTGCTGAGCAACGGCGCAAAATACAGTCCCATTTCTATGTCTGCTGACGATGCGAAGGTCGTTGAGCAGTTGCAGATGTCAGAAAAAATTGTCTGCTCAACGTTTCACGTCCCGGCCTATAAAGCCGGTGTCGGTGATCTTCCTTCCTACGACAACATCGAGGCGCTGGAGCAGCAGTATTACTCGCAGTGTCTCCAGACGCTGATTGAGTCGATCGAGCTGCTTCTCGATGAGGCGTTCGAACTGGAAGACGATGCCTGTACCGAGTTTGACGTCAGCGCGCTGCTGCGTATGGACAGCGAACGCCGTATCAAAACGCTGGGTGAAGGCGTCAAAAACACTATCCTCACGCCGAATGAGGCGCGGCGCAGTGAAAACCTGCCGCCGGTGACGGGCGGTGATGAGCTGTATCTGCAGCAGCAGAATTTCAGCCTGGGTGCGCTGGCGCGCCGCGATGCCTCTGACGATCCGTTCGGCAAAAAGAGCGCAGCGCCGCAGCCAGTCAGTGATGAAGGAAAGGTATTGTCTGACGCAGAGCAGGCGGCAGCAAAAGCCATGCTCAGAGGATTGCTTACCAAATGAATGAACGTGAATTAACTCTCATTAAAGTGCTGGGCGAGGAGTTCGGGCTTGTTCTTGATGATATCCGCGCAGGGTTCAGTAAAAGCCTTGAGGAGCAGCGGCAGGCCTTCGACGTAAAACTCACCCGCCTCGAAGAGCATATCGCAGATATCAAAAGCGCAGAGCAGCCGGATCTGTCGGCGATGGTACGGAACGCCGTCTCTCAGCTGCCTGAGCCAGAGCTGCCGCAGCTGCCAGATATTGCTTCTATGGTCAGTGATGCCGTCGCCGCCATACCACCTGCGCAGGACGGCAAAAGCCTGACACCAGATGACGTGGCGCCCATGCTGCAGCAGATGGTGGATCGGGCGGTCAGCGCGATGCCCGTGCCCCGCGACGGCAAGGATTATGACCCTGACATGTTGCACCAAGCCGTTAAAGCGGCAGTGGATGACGCCGTAGCGGCAATCCCGGTACCGCAGGACGGCAGGAGCCTGACACCTGACGATGTGGCCCCCATACTGCAGCAGATGGTGGAGCAGGCAGTCAGCGCGATGCCTGTGCCCCGCGATGGCAAGGATTATGACCCTGACATGTTGCACCAAGCCGTTAAAGCGGCAGTGGATGACGCCGTAGCGGCAATCCCGGTACCGCAGGACGGCAGGAGCCTCACGCCTGATGATGTGCAGCCGATGCTGCAGGCGCTTGTTACGGAATCAATGCCGGTTTTGCCTGACGTCAAAGCACTGGTCAGCGAAGCCGTTGCAGCTCTACCCGCACCCGCACCGGCCAGAGATGGCGAGGACGGTCGCGACGCGCTGGCGCTGGAGCTGCTTCCCTATATTGATGAGGGCAAAAGTTATCCACGCGGATCTTACGCTACCCACAACGGCGGCCTGTGGCGCGCCTATGAAAAAACGCATGGCATGCGCGGCTGGGAATGTGTGGTGGATGGCGTGGCGGGCATTGACATTGAGCGCTCAGATCAGCGGCGTTTCACCCTGACGATTAACCGCGCGAGCGGTGGCAGCGAAACCAAATCGTTTGACGTTCCGGTCATGATTTACCAGGGCGTTTTCAAATCCGATCAGGACTATCTGCCCGGCGATACGGTGACATGGGGCGGTTCGCTCTGGCACTGCGACGAACCGACGCAGGATAAACCCGGCGAAACGGGCTCAAAAGGCTGGACACTTGCCACCAAGCGCGGGCGTGACGGGAGGGATAAAACGTGATTGAACTCGTGAGTCTCGAACAGGCAAAGGACCACCTGCGCATAGATGCTGATGCCGGTGATGACGATCTTAAGCTGAAAATTCAGGCCGGTAGCGCCGCCATTCTTGCTTATGTCCAGGGCAGCCGGGACCGAATCGTTGCCGGTAATGGCGCTCTCATTGAGGGCGAACCGCTGCGGCGCACACAGACGGCGCTGCTTATGCTGCTGGGCTGGCTCGACCGCAACCGCGGCGGTGAAGAGGAAGAGAAGCTTCAACAGGGGGAACTGCCGTTTTCGGTAACGATGCTTATCTACGATCTTCGCTGCCCCACCATTCTCTGACCGGAGGCGTTATGCATGCTGGGCGCTTGCGCGACCAAATCACCGTTATGAATTCCGTTCCCGTGCGCACCCCATCCGGCGATGTTAAACCGGAATGGCAGGAGGGAAAGACTGTCTGGGCCGAGGTGAAAGGCATCAGTGGACGGGAAATCATCTCTGCCGGCGCTGAAAAAGCCGAAGCGACTGTCCGGGTCTGGGTCCGGTATCGCAGTGACATTTCAGCCGCATCACGTCTGAGCGTTAAAAGTGGTGCCTTCAAAGGCCTGATGCTGGAAGTGACAGGGCCGCCCATCCCGGACGCCGGGCGCACTCAGCTCGAAATTCTCTGCAAACAGGGGGTAAAACCATGATAGGTACCAGCCTGGATTTCTCCGGTCTGCTCGACTTGTCGGAAGATCTCGCCACGCTCAGCAAAGTGGAAAACCGCAAGGTGATGCGCGATGCCACGCGTGCCGGGGCAACCATTTTCAAAGATGAAGCGGTAAGCCGCGCGCCGGTGAAAACGGGGAAACTCAAAAAGAATATTGTCGTATTGACGCAGCGTGAGCGCAGCGGGGCGATATCTTCCGGTGTTCATATCCGTGGTACCAACCCGCGCACCGGCGCCAGCGACAAGACGATGAAAGCCAGCGATCCGCGTAATGCCTACTACTGGCGCTTTATCGAAATGGGTACCTCGACCATGCCGCCCGTGCCGTTCGTCAGACCCGCCTATGAGGCGCGTGAAGATGATGCGGTTACCGCCGCGTTCGCCGAAGCCAATGCGGCGATCGACAGGGTGCTTTCAAAATGACCGAGGCCGACGTTTACTCGCTGATCGGCGCGCTGGCCGACGGGCAGGTTTACCCCGGCGTGGTACCGCTTAACAGCCAGGGAGAACCCGCAATCGCGCCGCCATGGGTAATCTTTACGCTAGTAGTTCAGACTTATGGCGACACCTTCTGCGGTCCGGCGGAGGAAGAGACATCTCTCCAGGTTGACGTATACGCGTCCTCGGTGGATGACGCCCGCGCGTTGCGTGAACAGGCGATCGCCGCGCTGACGCCGCTGGGATTCACCCGCATGAGTAAAACTGGCGGTTACGAGCCCGAAACAGGCCTGCGCCGTGCAACGTTTGAAGTTCATATCCTTCAATAACCTTTCCCCAATCAACCATCCTGACCGCCGCGAGGCGGTTTTTTTATGCCTGGAGAAAAAATGACCAGCAAATATGACAAAACAATTGGCCTCACCATCGGCATTTCATCCGCGCCGGTGACGGCCGATGATTTCAATTCCGCCAGCTTTCCCGGCCCCGGTATCACCTTCCTTGAAGCGTCGTGCGCCTCGAAGGAGATCACGTATACCGGCGGTCAGAAGAGCGACATTGATGTGACCACCTTCTGTTCTGAAGAGCAGGAGCAGACGAACGGCCTTGCCGCCCCTGGTGAAATGACCCTCAACCGAAACTGGGTAGGTGATGAAGAAGCGCAGATGGCGCTTCAGACCGCTTACGAGAAGGATGAGTTACGCGTGTTTAAGGTGGTGTTTGCGTCGGGTAATGGTTTCTACATTCTCGGTGAAGTACGTCAGAGCTCATGGTCTGCTGCAACTGCCGGCGTGGTCAATGCGACCTATTCGCTCCGTGTGCGCGGCAAACCGAAACGCATCTTCGCAAACCAGGGTTCGTGATCCGCAGCGGCTCCGGCCGCTTTCCTTTCTGTCTGTCCATCTGAGAAAAATAATGGCTAATCCTAAACCAGAACTGCGCGCGCTGGCGCTCACCGCCGCCTCTGCATACCGCACCAAAACCGTTACCGTGCCCGAATGGAGCAATGCCACTGTCACCCTGCGCGAGCCATCGGGCGAGGCGTGGCTGCGCTTTCGGGAATATATCGACGAGAAGCCGGAGAACGAGGAGGAGGCAAAGTTAACGGTTTCTCAGCAGTTCCTGCGTAACAAACACGCAGATGTGATCCTGTTTGTCGACGTGCTGGGTGATGAACACGGCCACCGTGTTTTCGGTGATGAAGATCGTGGCATCGTTGAAGAGATTTATGGCCCGGTGCACGCCCGTCTTCTGCGGCAGGCCATCGAGCTTGGCATCTCCCAGGATGACGCCGAAAAAAAGTAAAAGAGCCGCTGACATTTTTCCTGATGTCGCTGGCACTCAGGCTGGGGCGAACCCTTCATGAACTGCGACAAACACTGACTGCCAGTGAGCTGAAAATGTGGATCGCGTTTGACCGGGTCAGCCCGATTGGAGACTGGCGCGGCGACGTGCAGGCCGCACAGATAGCTGTGGCCACCCTTAATGCGCAGGGCGGGAAGTACGATATCGAGGATGTGATTCTGAAATTCGGGCCACAGGATGAGGCTGACGGAACCAGCGACCTCGAACATTGGTTAGAAAATCTTTAATGCCCGCCGCGCGCGGGCTTTTTCATGGGTGAAATATGGCTACGCTGCGCGAACTCATCATCAAGATCTCGGCAAATTCCCAGTCATTTCAGACCGAGATTGCCCGTGCGTCGCGGATGGGGCAGGACTATTACCGTGTCATGCAAAACGGGGGCCGTCAGGCTGCCGCTGCTGCGCGTGAAAGCGAGAGAGCGCTGTCAGATTTAACCAGTGGTTTTGCATCCGCCGGCAGGGCTGCGGCGGCGGCTACTGCCGCTTTCGCCACCGGGAAGATCGTTCAGATCGCTGATGAATGGACATCGATGAATGCGCGGTTACGTCAGGCTTCCGCATCCTCTGACGACTTCGCCAACTCTCAACGCCGGCTGATGTCTATCAGCCAGGCTACCGGTACCGCTTTTACCGATAATGCCAACCTGTTTTCGCGCGCTGCAGCCTCTATGCGTGAGTTCGGCTACAGCTCTGATGAAGTGCTGAAAGTCACGGAAGCTGTCAGTACGGGTCTTAAGCTGTCCGGTGCCAGCACCGCTGAAGCCGGATCGGTGATCACCCAGTTCAGTCAGGCACTGGCTCAGGGCGTATTGCGTGGCGAAGAGTTTAATGCCGTCAACGAAAGCGGCGACCGTGTTATCAGGGCGCTGGCGGCTGGCATGGGCGTTGCGCGTAAAGATCTCAAATCAATGGCAGATCAGGGAAAACTGACCATCGATGTTGTTGTCCCTGCCATCATCAGCCAGCTCGGTACTCTCCAGGGCGAGTTCGCCGCGATGCCGCAGACGGTTTCCGGATCGGTTGAAAAAGTTGCGAACTCCTTTATGGCCTGGGTGGGCGGTATCAGCCAGGCCACCGGCGCCACCGATATGTTATCCGGCGGCCTTGATGGTCTTGCTGCCACGCTCGACAGCCTGACCTCATCCGCTGTTACCGGTGCGCTGAACGATGTCGCCGACAATATGGCGACGATCACCACCGTTGCCGGGGCACTGGTCGGTGTGGGGCTTGCTAAATACCTTAGCGGTATTGTTACCAGTGCTACTGGCGCCACCACCTCTCTTATTGCGGCAGCAAAATCAGAAGTGGCACTCGCCGTGGCACAGGACAGAGCGGCACAGTCTTCTGTGGCTGCTGCGCGCGCAGATGTGTATCGCGCGCAGCAGGCACTCCAGCGCGCAAAAAGCGCTGATGTTCAGGCGGCCCAGCAGGAGCGTGTCGCCGCGGCAGAAGCGAAAGTGACAGCGGCACAGGCCCGGCTGACGGCAGCACAGGCCAGCGGCACAGCAACGGAGAAAGTAAAGGCGCGTTCCGCACTGGAGCGTGCGCAGGCGGCACTCGTTGCCGCTAAAAGTACTGATGCCCAGGCAGTGGCTGAACGACGTCTGGCCGCTGCGCAGACAGGACTCAACAACAACATCGCAAACCGCGTGACCGCCCAGAACAACCTGAACGGCGTGACCAGCGTCGGCACCCGACTTCTTGGCGGCGCCATGGGGCTGATTGGTGGCATTCCCGGGCTGGTAATGCTTGGTGCCGGCGCATGGTACGCGATGTACCAGAATCAGGAGCAGGCAAGACAATCCGCCCAGGAATACGCAAAAACCATTGATGAGGTCAGCCGGAAAACACGGGCAATGACTCTGCCTGAAGCAGAGGATAACCGTGGTAAAACAGTCCAGGCGCTCGTGGAGCAGAACCGGCTGATTGAAGAGCAGGAAAAAGCCATTGCTGCTGTTAAAAGGCAGCTTGATGACCTCAACAAATCCCGCGGGCAGCCGGGAATGACCGGTGATAACGATCTCAACATCGTTAAAGCGATGGGGATTCTGACCGATCAGCTGACCGTTGAAGAAGATAAACTCAACCAGATGCGCGAGAAATCGCGCGGTATTCAGCAGGCTCTCGAAGCGATTGAGCGGCGCAGAAATGATTTAATTCGTGAGCATGCCTGGCGGCAGAATGCGCAATACCAGTCTCTGCTGATGATGAACGGGCAATATGAGGACTTCAACAGGCTGCTGGGGCTTGGAAATCAGTTACTGGCTTCGCGCAGCCAGTTGATTAAAGCGCCTTTTGCCATCCCTCAGGCGCCGGTATCGGATAATGATAAACAGGCTCTGCTACAAAAACAGCAGGCGGCAGAGCTGGCCGGTTTAACCGGTCTGGACAAAATTAACCGTCAGGTCGATTTTGAACTCCAGAAAATGGGCAAGACCGGCCCTGAGAACTCGAAATTCGCAGCGGGATGGCGGCAGGCTGCAATTGACGAATATAACAAATCCCAGAATCTTGCTGCTGCACAAAAGGCGCAGGCCGAGGCCACACGCGACGCCGGTAAGGCACAGCGGGAAGCAGCGCAAACCGCTGAGCAGTACAGCCGTAAAATCGCCGATCTCAGTGTCGCAATCGAAGTGCAGAAAGTCCGGGCTAAAGAGGGTGAACAGGCAGCAGAACTCTACGCCGCCGCTAACCAGACCGGGGCAAAATGGACGGAAGAGCAGCGCACAGCTATCCGCGCGCAGTCTGCTGAGCTGGCCAGACTGACCCAGCTTGCAGACGACCATGTCAGCAAGATCCGTGAACAGGCTGATGCGCTGAAAGACCTCCGGGAGGCGAGCCGTAAATTCAGTGACGAGGCCGAGTTTGCAGTAAATACGACCGGAATGGGGGATCGTCAAAAGCAACGGTATGAAGAAACGCAACAGGTTGAGCGCGTCTATTCAAAAACTGATCAGAGTGCTCAGGCTTTCCATGAAAAAGAAATGGCGCTGGCCAGCCTCGATAAAAAATACCGGGAAATTGCGGCGTCTGAATCTAACTGGCGAAACGGTGTATCGCGCGGCTATAACAGCTGGTTCGATGAGATGACGAACATCGCGGGGACCGTCTCTGATGGTGTGAAATCGTCGCTTGATGGCGCATTCAGTAACGTCACCTCCATGCTCGAGGGAAACAAGGTCTCCTGGAAATCCTGGGGCATTTCCGTCCTGCAGATCATTGAAAAAGTCGCACTTCAGATGGCGGTTGTCAGCGCTATGGGCAGCGTTTCATCATCTTCCGGACTGATTGGATCGCTTGTGGGCGGCGTAACCAGCTTTTTCTCGGGAGGCGGTGCAGGTGCTTCGCCTGCAGGTCAGTCATTCGCAGTACCTTCTTTCACCCCAAATGCGCTGGGTGGCGTATACGATTCGCCCTCCCTGAGTACCTACAGTAACGGCATCTATAACTCCCCGCAGTTTTTTGCTTTTGCGCAGGGCGCAGGGGTGTTTGCGGAAGCCGGGCCGGAGGCCATCATGCCCCTCACTCGCGCTTCCGATGGCTCTCTCGGCGTTCGCGCGGTTGGTTCAGGCGTGAATAACGTGTCGACCACCGGTGCCGCACCTCAGGTGAATGTCTATATCACGGAAAGCGGGAACAAGAGTACGGCGACGCCGGGTTACGAACAGCTTGGGCGGGAAGCGGGTGCATTTATCGATCGCCGCTACCGGGAGCTTATCGGTCGAGATCTGGCACCTGGCGGCAATATCTGGAATCTGGCTAAAGGTAATCGCTGATGGCAATTGAGGAATTTACATGGTGTCCGCGCATTAATGCGCAGCAGGAGGTGACATTCCGGACGCGCACCGCGCAGTTTGGCGAC